ATACAAACATCATTTTGTCTTTTTTATCATAAAAAGCATTTAAACCTTTTATTCCAGAAGCAACATTTACAAAAGTGAACTGAGTTAAACTGTTATTTAACAAAGAGAAAATAAAATAAACCATTCATTAAAGAGCTTCATAGCTCTTATTTTTATACAAAGAAAAGAAAGGAATAAAAACATTATGAAAATCAAATTAAAAGACAACACAGAACTTACGGTAACAGATGCTTGCACATCAACATCAATAGTAGCTGAATTTACATCAGCTGAGGAAATTGAAGATTTCCGTAAAAAACTTACAGACGAGAATTTATCATCTTTTGCATATGTAAATGATGACGGAACGATAGTAGGAGAATATAAAAACTGCACTTTTACAAATGTCACTTATGCAGAAAAAGGCGGCAAGTTTACGGCTACATACAACATCCGTCAGTACAGTGACATGGAAGTAAGATTAAATGTACTGGAAAAAGAACAGACCTTACAAGGCGATGCCATTGCAAGTATGTCAGAAACAGTATATTCATAGAAAGAGGTGATAATATGAACGGAATTGTAAAATTTTGGGCTTACAGAATAGGCTTTGATTTGTCGAGGATTGATGAAGTCCCAAACAAACTTAAAACACCAGTCAGCGAATACATAGCCCAAAGCATGGCAGATTAAGTCACAAAATGTCGAACTATAACAGCCAAATCCTCTTGTTTCCCTTATCCTCAAGCCGTACAATAAACTTGTCAGAAGTTATCTGACAACATCAAGTTTTGGCAAGGGGCGGTGTAATTGGCGTTGCACTGCCCTGCATTGAGGGGATTGACATAGAAGAACGGTTGTTCTATAATATGTCGTAGGAGGGTTAAATTTGAGTAAAGAAGAACTAAAACGAGAAATTGTAGAACTTGTAGACCAAATTGACAGCGAAAAAATTTTAAAACTTATAGCAGGCTTTGTAAAAAGTGGCTATAAAGAGGAACAGGCAGGGAAATAAAACCCTGCCTTTTTTGTTTGACAAACTTTTTAATCAATAAACTTTTCAAAAAAATCACATAACACTTCTTTTTTATCTGTTGATAACTTATCATACTTTATAATGAATTTCTTAAATCTTTCATCATGCAATCCTATTTTCATCACAATATCTGAATATTCATCGTCGGTATCTTCAAATTGCTTTTCTTCTATCAAGTCGGTCATTCCTATATTGAAGTAATCAGCAATCTTTCTAAGTTTTCCAGTACCAGGAAGTGAATTACCTTTACACCACATATTTAATGTTGTAGGCTTTTCTTTCAAGTCTTTTGCAACATCTATCTGTTGTTTCTGATTTAAAGCTATATATTTGTTTAAGTTTTTGGCAAATATACGCTTTGTTTCTTCCCTATCATCTGTCATAGCTATCCTCCTTTCATTTTGTATTATATAGCAAAACTAAAAAAAATTCAATATAAAATCCAATTATTTTGAATTTTGGTCTTGACAATTCAATGTGATTGAATTATAGTTGTATTATCAAATCAAGAAAGGAGTGGTTAGATGCCGAAGATTTCTCTTGAAGCAGTAAGAGTAAATGCAAAAATGACACAGAAAAACTGGGCTAAATTGCTTGGTGTTTCGGTAACAACAGTGATTAACTGGGAAAAAGGGAATACTGAGCCGAGCTTATCTCATTTGAAAGAAATGAGCCGTTTATCAGGCATTCCAATGGATTTTATTTTTGTACCCGATAAATCCAATTAAATTGAATTTTAAAGGTCGGAAAGGAGATAAAATGAACGATTTAAAAATTTTCAATAATGAAGAGTTTGGAGAAATCCGAACAGTAGTAGTAAATGACGAACCTATGTTTTGCTTAACTGATATTTGCAAGGCATTGGAAATCAAAAACGCTACAGATGTAGCAAAGAGATTAGATGAAGATGAACGCACTAGATTAAATCTAGGGCGTCAAGGAGAGACAAATTTCATAACAGAAAGCGGTCTGTATGCAGTTATCTTAAGAAGCGATAAACCGAATGCAAAGAAGTTTCGTAAGTGGGTAACATCTGAGGTACTTCCATCAATCAGAAAAACGGGAAGTTACAACAAACCTATGACAACAGCAGAAAAAATCCACTTACTTGCACAGGGCAATGAAGAATTAAATCTGAAAGTGGATAAAGTTGAAGCTGAGGTAAAAGAGCTGAAAGACACAATGCCGCTACTTGCTGTTGATTGCGATTTGATAACAAAAGCAGTCAAGACAAAAGGGGTTGAGGTCTTAGGTGGCAAGGACAGTAATTCATACAAGGACAGGTCTTTGCGTAGTCGTGTATATGCTGATATTCACAGAGAAGTAAAAAGACAGTTCGGAGTTACTACATATAAAGCTATAAAGCGTAATCAGTGTGAAAAAGCTGTTGCGTTTGTGAGAAATTACAATGTGCCGTTTGTTTTACAGGAACAAATAGCAGAAAACAATGCACAGTTGAATTTGGTAGTTTAAAGAAATATTGAAAGTGAGGTTAAAAGATGAATGAGCAGGCAAAGGCATTGAAAGAAACAATGTGCAAAGATATTGATGGAGCAAACTTCTTCTTTAAATACCACAGAAACGGACAGGAGATAGATAAGCTGACAAAAGATGTGTTAAATCTTATCGCTGAACACTCCATGACCGTTTCTGAAATTAAAGGTTTCTTGGAATATATGAAAATTATTGTGGATAATCGTTCATATCTTCCTCAGCGGAAATAACCTTGATTGAAGTTTCTCCAAACGCTTCATTGTCGGGTATTTCTTTGGCAGTCTTGAGTATCGACAATACTTTGGCAGAGTAAGGATATTCAAGATTACAGTTAGGACAAATTATCTTGTCAGTATCAATATTTTCGTTTACAGAATACTTGCAATGACAAGCACAGGAAATTTGAAACTTTAAAAACATGGTGTTTCACCTCTTTTCTATATTGAAGATAGAGGAATTATATCACAGAAAGTGAGGAATATAAATATGTTCGTAAACCCGTTTATTTTAGGAATTTTGGCAACTTTATTCACGGAGATGGCTTTGTTCATTGTTTGGGCGTGGATTTCAAGTAAAAAATAGAAAGGGAAAAGATATGAGTAAGATTGTTACTGATATAAATGAATTATCAGTTTTTGAAATAGAACAGTTAGCAAAAGTGCTGAGGTTTGAACTTGTTATTAACAACGGTAACGAGATAAAGATTGTTAGAAAGGAGAAATAATAGATGATAGACGCAAGTAGAAGTGTGGACAAGCCGACTGAAAATGTCGGAGTGCCGTTTGATGAATATAACAAACTTTCGAGCATATCAACAAAAGTTGATATTATAGTTGACTTGATGTGTCATGGAACGCTGATGTCAGATGATGTCTCGAGAATATTGAAAGTTGACACATCTTTCCCGAAAGGAAAAACATTTGAAAGAGATATAGTGGTTTCGGTGTGTATTTATAATAATCTTTTAGATTTAAAAGTGCGTGTAGATGTTCTGCTAGATATGCTGGAAAACAACGACTATGTATCAACAGACGAGATTTTAAGAACACTTGGCACAGAGTTGGCGATTGAAGAAGCCGACAGATGGGAGAAAAAGAAAAATGAAAGGTCTGACAATAAGTAATAAAGAGTATCGAGCAAGAGAGGGAGTAAGTAGCACAGACTTAAAGAAGATTGCAAAGTCCCCAGCCCATTTCCGTTACTGGAAAGATAATCCCGAAGAAAGCACCCCAGCGTTGCTTTTCGGCAGAGCCGTACATAAATATATTCTTGAAAAAGATAAGTTTAATGAGGAATTTGCGATAGCACCCGAAGTGAACAAAAGAACCAAAGAGGGTAAGGCACAGTGGCTTTTATTTCAAGACCAAAATGAGGGCAAAGACATTATTTCCCTTGAAGATCTTGAAAAGATCAAAGCTATGGGGGAAACATTATATCAGACACCTTTTGTAAGTCAGTTGTTAAAAGGCAAAAAAGAAGTATCTTACTTCACGAAAGATGATGAAACAGGATTGACAATAAAGTGCCGTCCCGATTGTCAGACACAAATCGGAGATACACATATTCTTATTGACTACAAATCTTGTGCAGATGCCAGTGGCGATAAGTTCATGCGTGATGCAATCAACTTAATGTATGATTTGCAAATGGCATTTTATAAAGACATTATGGATAAAGTGACAGGGCACGAACACTCTGTAATCTTCATAGCACAGGAAAAAACACCACCATATTGTGTGAATATTTTAGAAGCAAATGAATACTTTTTACGAAGTGGTAGGGATATGTATAGAACTTATCTCAATGCTTATAAAGAGTGCTTAGAAACCGGGAATTGGTATGGTTATACCAACGGTGCTATTAACACACTTGGGTTGCCGAATTGGTTACAGAAACAATATGAATAGAAAAGGAGAATAGAACATGAATGAAGTGAGTAATAATAACAATCATGTACCTTTTAACAACATAAATCAAGGTACAGTCGCAGTTGAAAGTAGCAGAGCAATAACAGAAGCACAGGGAAAATTGTTACTTGCAAAGCAGTTTCCGAGAAATTATACAAACTGCTATGCAACAGCTATTGAAGCGTGCCAGCGTAAAGGGTTTGCGGATAAAGCATTTTTTGCATATCCACGAGGGGGACAGACGGTAACAGGAGTGACAATTAGATTTGCCGAGGAATTAGCAAGATGTTATGGCAACCTTGATTATGGAATAAAAGAGTTGTCGCACGAAGATGGCAAGTCAGAAATGCAGGCATACGCTTGGGATTTGGAAACAAACACAGTATCAAGTCAGAACTTTACAGTCGAGCATATCATGGAAACACGAAACGGCAGCAGAAAGTTGACAAGCCAGCGTGATATTTACGAGAGAACAGCTAATGACGGTGCAAGGAGATTAAGAAGCCGTATTTTGGCAATCTTACCGCCCGATTTGGTTGAGGACTGCATAAAAGAGTGCAAAAAGACACTTGCAGGGCAGAACGGCATTCCTTTTAAAGATAAAGTTAAAAATATGGTTGTAGCTTTTGCTAAATACGGTGTTACAAAGGAAATGCTTGAAAAGAGATTAGACCACACTGTCGAGAGTATCAGTGAAGATGAACTGACAGAGTATATCGGTATTTTCAATGGTTTGGCACAGAAAGAAACAACGGTTTCAGATTGGTTTGAACAGCCAAAAACAGCAAGTCAGATGACTGCATTGCTCGAAGAAGCGGAGAAAGAAGAAAAAGTCAAAGAAAAGAAAGAGGAAAAGAAGTAATGACATACAAAGTGATGATTGATAAGAAAAACAATACATTCCCTTTAAAAGGTTTAAATGAATTGTTGGGTGCGAGATTATACAACCCACGCACAAAAAGATATACAAATTCTGTCAAGACTTCAAATGACAGAACTTGTTTAAAGGCAATAAAAAAATGTCTGCCAGCAGTACACATTGATAAGCCTATCAGATGCACTTATTGCATCTATACGGCAGATAAAAGGCACGACAGAAGTAATTTATATGCCGCAATAGAAAAGTCGTTCTTAGATGCGTTGCAGTTGGCGAAAGTTATTAAAAATGATGGCTGGGATGATGTTTACGACAGCGTTTTTCACACGAATATAGACAAGGAAAATCCGAGAGTTGTAGTGGAAATTGAGGTTTTAGGAAAGGAGAAATAATTGAAAATAGTGAGAAATAAAAGTCAGTATGACTTTTTAATAAAAATTAAAAATGAATATGTTACTATAGCATGTCTCCGACCATGGTTGCTTGAAAGAAAATACAATTTATATTTTTATTATTATGGTGAAGAACATGAAGCAGGAACATATGCTTGCAACCACTTTATTAATGGCAATGTGAGTATTGTTGTTTGGGAAAAGGAAAACGAACTTTTTAGAGATTTTCTTGTAAGAGTGGAGCATATGATATTAAAAAAATTGTATGCTATAGGAACTTCAATACTTGAAGAAACAAAAAATATTGATGATTCGGATTTAAAAAGTTGGGAAAAAAGAAAGTAGGTGAGAATATGACAGTATATGATTTAATACAGGAATTAAGTCAGTATGACGCAGATACAGAAGTCGAGTTTCATTGCGAAGCTGTATATGACACCGATGTTGAAGCAGAATTTGACAGAGAGGACGAAAATGACATACAGGAAGTGACAGTTAGTGCAGAGTTTGATGATGATGTGAGCTACGAGGGCATCCATGAATGCAAAACGGTAATAGGGGCGATGCCATACATTGTCATCCACTTAAACTATTAAGGAGCAAAAATATGAAATCAGCAAATTTAGAACAGATGATGGCTGATATGAATAATGGCACTTATGACTTGACTTGCAACGGAGAGTGTACTCAATGCGGTAATTGTTGCAGTAACTTACTTCCTATGACAAAAGATGAAATTGCAACAATCCACAAGTACATAAAGAAGCACCGCATTAAGGAACACAGACATAATTATCCGACAGCTACACCAACAATGGATATAACTTGTCCGTTTCTTAATGATGATAAGTCAAAAGAAAAATGCGAGATTTATTCAGTCAGACCTAGAATTTGCAGAGAGTTTATCTGCTGTCCGAGTAAAAGACCACCGATTGATGATTGGGGTTATAAATTAAAGTGTAAGGCAGTTGATGCCAGAAAGGAGTTTTTTAAATGAGAGCTATATCACAGAATGGAAAATTTGATTTACCTTATGAAAATCTAGCAATTTTTGTTGAATACGAAAATGTTATTGCTAGATTTGAAAACGAGAGATACTTGTTGGCTCAGTATTCAAGTGAAGCAAAGGCAATTAAGGCTATGGAAATGTTGAGAACGAAATACAGAAAATTCCAAGAAATAACAAGCGAAAATGGAAGATATTTTGCATTCAATTATCCGAAAGTTTTTCAGTTCCCACAGGATAGTGAGGTGTAATATGGACGTAATGGATGTTATAGAAACTGCTAAAAGACTTTTTGAAGATAGAGAAGAATATTTCAAAGAACTTAAAGCATTAAAAGAGGATATAAATTTCTTTGATATGTATATGAAAAGAAACAAGAAAAGTAATGCTGATTTTGTAGTAAGAATTTCTTATAAAGGTACGTTCAAGGCTTTTGACGATATTTGGAAAAAGCATAGTTATCATAAGTCCGATATAGAAATAGTTTTTTCAGAGTTTATAGTTTTGGAAGCTATTATACAAGATATTTACGCAGATACAAACAGTTTTACTAAAAATACAAAGAAAGAATTTATAGATTATTTTGAGCAGTACGGAGATACTATGGTAGAAGATTATGTTTCAGAATTTATTGGTTGTAGCAGAGGCTGTATGGCTGTACTTGGAAAAATTCAGCAAATTAAAGCTGAGCAAATCTAAAAACTAAGGAGTTGAACTACAAATGAGTGCAAGGAGAGCGGCTATGCGTCGGGAACGATTGCAAAGGAACAAAATTGACAAGAAAAAATGTGCTATGGCTGAACTGGAAAGAGCAAAAGAGCAAGGCATTATTGATGGCAGAGCGATAGGTGTTAGTGCGTGCCTTGAAGTGTTGCACAGCAAATACAAGTTTAGCAATAATAAAGCACAACAGTTACTCAATGTTATGGGGAGAGAAAGTGCAAGACTTGATGATACAGGTGTTAGATTTGTTGCAAATTACTATGCTGAGAAGTTTGAAAAGAAACTAGATGCACTGGGAATGTATCAAGATACAGCTGATATTGCTACAAAGATTTATTGTGCATCAAAGCATGAGTTGTTTGTAACATCGGTCGCAATAGTCTTGATGGTGCTAAATGAATTATGGAATTTTAGCAGTAACGATAAAAACACTGGTCGGCTTGATTACATCATGGAGTATTGCACAAATCGGTATTTAGAAATGCAACTTGACCCCGATAATAACACAGCAGAATATTACTTTGAGCGAATGTTAAGACGGACTGGTTATAAGTTACATTAAGAGGTAAATATGATAGACGAAAAGAAAAACTGTGAATATGTAGAAACACAAAGAGAATTTATACATATATTACAGATTGAAGCAAAAGAGCAGGAGAAAAGAAAGGAATAACAAAGTACCCGGTAGACCGGGTTTCAAAATGAGGGTGAACAACATTTAGAACAAAACTGTTTTAAGTTGCGTGAAGATGGCAAAACATCTGAGCATGGGAAGCCAGTAAACAGTAGTCCACGACACAAAGGTAATTTGTAGCGTGGTGTTATGACAAAACTAAAAGTATGTTGGATAAGTGCAGGAATATCAAGTTTTATGGCAGGATATTTAGCAGGAGATATAGACGAATGGATTTACATTGACATATCAGACCAACATAGTGACAGCATTAGATTTATCAAAGATTGTGAGAAAGCAATCGGAAAGAAAATAGAAATTTTAAGTAATGCAGAGTATAAGAGTGTCGAAGATTGCGTCAAGGTTTTTGGTGGTTTTAGAAATCCCGCTAACGGTTTTGCTCCTTGCACAAACTGGTTAAAAAAGAGAGTTCGTAAAGAGTGGGAAGAACAACACAAAGATTGTGATTTGACTTATGTGTGGGGATTTGATTTGAAAGAGAAAAATCGAGCAGAGAGAACAATCGAAGCTAATCCGCAAGCAAAACATGAATTTCCACTTATTGACCGAGAGCTTTCTAAAGAGGAGGTTCACGGACTGTTTGAAAGGACTTTTGATTTTGCCCGACCGAAAATGTATGAATTGGGTTATCCGAATAATAACTGCATCGGATGCGTAAAAGGCGGCATGGGCTACTGGAATAACATCCGCAAGGATTTTCCCGATGTATTTGAAAGCAGAGCCAAGTTGGAAAGAGAAGTTGGTTATTCAATACTGAAAGACAGTGACGGCAAACCTATATTTCTTGACGAATTAGACCCGAAACGAGGGAATATGAACACTGAAATTTTTCCTGACTGCGGCATAATGTGTTACTTGAGTTTAGATAAGAGAAAGGAAAGGCAAAAGAATGATTTATAAGATTGTAACAAAAAGAACTACTTATGTAACTGCGGAATTTTATGAAGAAGCTATGGAGAAATATGAAGAGGATGATTATTTGACACAGGATGAAGAAACGCAGAGTGTTACTGAATCGAATATAGAAGAAGCCTTTTCGATGTAAAATTTTGTGAGGTGAAAACATTATGAAAAAGTATGTATATGTAGCTTATTCAAAAGATAAGTATAAACTGCCAGTTGTAGTTGCTGATAATTTAGGTGAATTATCGAGAAAAATCGGAATAGACACAAATACAATTTCTGCTGCAATATCTCACGCAAAAAGAAGCGGATGTTATTGTCGTTTTGCAAAAGTGGATATTAGCTAAGCGTGAAAGGAGTTTGAGCATGATAGAACAGATGTGTATAAGAAGAGATTATGTTAATGTTTATGACCGCGAGAGTTTAGGAAGTTTTGTCAAGAAAGTTACGAAAAAGGCAAATGAGATAAAGGGAAAAATCCTTAATATTGAATATGTGAGGAATGAAAATAGAGATTGCAGCGGCATTGTTGATACAGCAATAATCGTTTATAAAACAAAATAAAAGAAAGGAATAATGCAGATGACAGTAGACGAATTTAAGCTACTTGCGGTAGATACTAAGATTTCAGTGCGTGATATACGAACTGGAAAGTATCTTAAAGATAAAAAAGAATACGGCAGGCGAAAGATACAGGAAGTGTACGCAAGAGCACATAAGTATCAGGACGGCTACGAAGGAAACATAGTATTGATGGTGAGGTGATTTTATGGAAGATAGATATTTATCCAAGGCAAAGAGGATTAGTGACGGAGAATGGGTTGTTGGCTACATTATAAGATATGGATATACAGGAAAAGAAAAATACTATATAGTTCCAAGCTATGCATCTGATTTATATTGTTTTTTAATAGACAAGAATACAATCTGCCGATGCACAGGATTGAAAGATAAGAATGGTAATCTTATTTGGGAAAATGATATTGTAAAAGACTTATTTAGTGATGTTTACGCACAAATCAAATATGGCGGCTATCAAAGTTGTTTTGACAGTACAAAAGTTGAACATATTGGATTTTATGTGAATTGGTTTGGTAGATATGCAAAAAGCCGCAGAAAAGACTTAGGTTACTGGATAAATATGGTTGATGCAGAAATTGTCGGCAATACATTCGATAATCCTGAGTTGTTAGAAAGTGAGGAATAAACATGGCAAAGATATTTAGATTTAGTGGCTATTTTGTAGACAATGACAAGTACCCGTATGAAGATTGGGAATTTGAATCTGCCCTTCTTGATGAAATAACAACGATGGTTGAAAGTTATGCTATTCATCAGCTCCACATTGAACAGGGTGAGGATTTTGTAATTGATGGAGAACTGGAAGAAAATTGTGACCTTGCATTATTGACAAGACATTTTAAGAAAGATGTTGATTATAATTTTGACCGACCTATTCCACAGAAAGGCGAGAAATATAAGCATTTCAAGTTAGGTAAGATTGTTACCGTTATCGGCATTTCAAGACATACAGAAACAGAGGAAATGTCGGTTGTGTATGAATATGAGGGACACATTTGGAACAGACCTCTCGAAATGTTTATGAGCGAAGTTGACAAAAAGAAATATCCTGATGCAAAGCAGAGATATAGATTTGAGGTGATTAAGTGATACCCGAATGTGTAAACTGTAAAAATCTCTTTACTTGCACAATAAAGGATAAACCGAAAAATGAAGCGTGCGTAATGTTTGAAGAGAGAGACAAGGATAAATCAGAAGCTAGGAAAAGGATTGACATTAGGGGATATGTGGCAGCAGAGAAACAATGGTTATAAAGATGGATACTCAAATATTATTATTCATCCTGATGGAACTATTGGAACTAATTGGAGATAAGAAAGTAGGTGATTCAGAGTGAGCTTTACAAAGGTAAATGCTGATAACATAACAGAAGCGATACACGGACTTGATATTTTTACTAAAAATTGGTGTATGGACTGTAAACAGACAGAAGTTGAAAAAGATTTAGTTTTTCGTTGCAAAGGCTGTGAATTTCAAATGAGTGACGGAAGATGTTTAGTTAAAGTTTTTGCCCATAATCATAAGTGCGATTACCCATTAAAGGATTTTGGAAGTATGGGTATGCACTAACTAAAAATCAAAGAAAGGAATAGGTTGTCGCGACATAAAACTGAAGTTTCCTTTTGGTAGATTTAGAATGATAGTACATTGTTTATTTGAACAGTCAGGCACATTCAAGAATGCTTTCAAAAAGTATGGAATTGAAGCCTATGACTATGATATTCAGAATGAATTTAACGAAACCGACTATGTTACTGACCTTTTTAAAGAGATTGAGGGGGGGTATCAAGGTGAGCCGAGTTTGTTCGATAAGATAAGCCCCGATGATTTGATATTTGCATTTTTCCCTTGCACTTATTTTTCGGACCAGGGGTTAAGACATCTGGCTTGCACAGCTTATCAGTACAGGAATTACACTATTGAGCAAAAATGTGAATTGGCAATGAAACGGCATAAGGAACTTGATTTGTTTTATGAAAAGCTGAATAAATTAGTGATAATTTGTCAGCGAAGTCATTTGCAAATTGTAATTGAAAATCCATTGAATACAAGTGGATTACATTACCTTACAAACTTCTGGTGCTTGAAGCCAAGTGTAATTGACAGGGATAGGACACAGAATGGGGATTATTACAAGAAGCCTACTCAGTATTGGTTTATTGGATTAAATCCTAAAAACAATCTTGTTTTTGAGCCGTTGGAACAAGTAGAAAGTATGCAACCAATACAATATATGACAAATAAAAACCCCTTAGGCATAGACAGAAAAACGGCAAGGTCAATGATACACCCACAATACGCAGATAGATTTATCAGGCAATATATTCTTGATGAAGAAATATGGAGAAAGGAGTGACTATATGGAGTGTAACGATTATTCTTGTAGCGGACAGATGGATATATTTGACTTCTTAGAAGATAAGAACAAAGTGAAAGAGTTTAACCCTTTGAAAGCACTTGCTTTATGTGGTACAGGAATTCCGGGTGGAATGAAAAGCATAGCAGATTATTTCCTTGAAAATCATAACTTGAGAGAAAAAGTTGCGTTTTTGAAAAACGAATACGGAACAGGTGGTTTCGGTTCGCTAACCAAAAAGCCTTGCTATATACATGGAATGTGTACTGCTGTTTCACAGAAGTTGATTGAATATGAGTATTACGATGAAGATATGCAGGACATAAAGAAGTATTGCAGTTGGGTTGACTTGGCGAATGTTATTACAGAAATGATTGAGCATAATGAATATATTTATAGAGAGGGTGATTGAATGAAAGGGAGATTTCCTGAAACACTTATTAAAAGCGAATATAACAGGATGCCTACTAATGTAGATTTGACGAAATATACATCTCCGAAAAAGTACGGCATTTATTTACAGGAGAAGAAACATAAGAGAAAAAGGAAGTGGTGATTATGGCAATTTACAGAAATGTACGCTTATCGTTTTGGACGGATAACAAAGTAATAGACGAGTTTACACCTGAGGATAAGTATTTTTATCTGTACTTGCTCACAAACCCTCAGACAAATTTGTGCGGTTGTTATGAGATAAGTTATAAAAGCATGAGCGAGGACACAGGATATAACAAAGATACTTGTTTGAGGTTGTTAAAAAGATTCGACGAAGTACACAATGTTATCAAATTTAATGAGAGTACAAAAGAAGTGCTGATTCTGAATTGGTATAAATATAACTGGAGCAGTTCGGCAAAGACTTTGTCAGGGGTTATGGCTACAGCGAAACACATAAAGTGCGAAGCTTTTAAAAAATATGTGTTATGTGTAGTGGAAAGTGTAAAAAATGGTGATAAAGAGCCAGTCAGATACCCCATAGAAGCATCTGTATCTGTATCTGATACTGTTACTGAAACTGATACTGTAAATAATAAAAAGAACATTACAGGAGAAGATATAAAGGAAATTGTTACTTATCTGAATAAAAAATGCGGCACGCATTACAGATGTAACACAGCAAACACTAGAAAGCATATAACGGCGAGATTTGCTGATGGCTATACGGTTTCAGACTTCATGACAGTGATTGATAAAAAAACTGCCGAATGGCAAGGGACTAAATTTGAATTGTATTTACGACCCGATACTTTGTTCGGGAGTAAATTTGAAAGTTATCTGAATCAGCAAATTAAGCAGAAAGATAGCACAAAAGAATTTTTGGGCGGTTGGGGGTTGTAACTTATGACAGAAAAAGAAGTAAGACAATTACTTGCCATGACACAGGCTGTATATCCTAACTACAATCCACCCAGCAGAGAAGCGGCGGTCAATGCGTGGTTAATGTGTTTAGACGAGTATGATAATAATGTTGTCATGGCGGCATTTAAAGCATACATGACTACTAATACAAGTGGTTTTGCACCTGCACCTGGGCAACTTATAGAAATATTGCAGACTTTGACACAACCATCTGAGTTGAACGAGCTAGAAGCGTGGTCGATAGTCAGAAAAGCGTTAAGAAATTGTGGCTATAATTCTGAACAGGAGTTTGCAAAGTTGCCGACAGTAGTGCAAAAAGCTGTAGGGACACCACAGCAGTTAAAGATTTGGGCTTGCGATAGTGAATTTAATGAAAATGTTGTGAGCAGTAATTTTATAAAGACATATAGAACAGAGGTCAAGCGAGCAACAGAGCTAAAAAAGATGCCGGCTGAAATACAAAAACTTATAGAAATGGTAAATAAAAACTCGGTATCGGCTCAAATAGCAAGTGAGAATAAAAGGACTATATCTTTATCACTTGAAGATAAAGAAGCTGAGGAAACAGGCAAAATGGAAGTTAGAAACAGTGTTCTTATGCCTGAGAAATATAAAAAAGAATTTGGCATTAAATAATGAGTTTAAGGAAAGGAGATGAACCACCATTTTAAACGATTGGAATGACATAAAAGAGCTGATGGATTGTTTTCCTAACAGCGTTATTAACCATAATGGAGAGTTTATAGCACATATTAAAAGTAACACATATTTCATTTTAAAAGATTGCAATAGTAAGGAAGATATTAAATGTAAAATTTTAGAGTGGCTTTCAAGACCTGCTTACAAAGCAGAGCCGTACAGCACAAAGCGAAATAATGATAAGTTTCACAGTTTTATCCTTGCAGGAGTAAATGATTACCTCGACACAGTTTTTTCAGAAAAAGACATGGATAAGATTTATACATACTTAGGCAATGCTTGCAATCACAAAAAGACATTGAAATTTATTGAAAGTGGCTACGATATGAGTATTTTGAAAGATGATTAAGGGAAGGAGATGAATGTCCGTTTTGAGAATAGAAAGAACAAGGTATGTCGTTATGAGACGAAATCGTACTGAAATATGGTGCGGTTTATCAAGAGAATTTCATTTTGTCAAAGTTGATGAATTGAAAGATACGGCAATTAAAACATACAGAACAGCAAAACAGGCTGAAAGTGGTTGTTCTTCTTGGGATAGAGATTTTGAAATTGTTGAGTGCAAAGAAATTATTGATATAGGAGAATAACAATGATTAAAGGCAAAAAAGTCTATGACCCATTAACTGATACTTTGAGCACAGGTTATTGGGTTGCAGATGATAAAGGAAATTATTACCCAGTGTGGTAGAAAGGAGTAGGAATGGAGAGATTAACAGAAAGCAATCCATCATGGATTGATGATGAATTATGGGAAAGTGCTTGCGAGCCCGACTGTGAGGAAATAGACGCAGTATATCGAAAGCTAAAAGATTACGAGGACTTAGAAGAACAGGGCAGACTTATTATTCTACCTTGTAAAGTGGGAGATACAGTTTATGTAGATAACACAATACTCCCAATAGAGGATATGGAGTGTTACGAGGACATTGATAATAAGATTCCATTATATTTTCCGGCACGAGTTGTTTCATTCCGCTTTGCAAAAAGAAACTGGATGAAGATTGCTGTTAAGGCAAAATGGTTACATGAATGGATTGACGATGAGACCGGACCAGAAAGCGATTACATAGAGTGTGAGAAAAATTTCCCAATCTTATTGTCAATGATTGGGAAAACAGTATTCCTCACAAAGTCCGAAGCAGAAGCAAAACTGAAAGAATTGAGAGGTGGAGAAAATGAATAAATTTCTTGAAAGCGTAAACAAGCGTGACTTTGATAGAAGAATATCGGAAGTTGTTGAAATGCTTGAGGAAAAACAACTTTACGGAACTACCAGTCTGATAAAAGATTTGAAATATTACCTTGACTTAGCCACAAAAGAAAAAGCACATACTTGCAACTGCCAGCACAACAGTAATTCAAGAGATGATGAGCCTTGTTGCAGATGTGACAGCAAAGTTTCAGAAAATGATGATACAAAAAACAAAGTTACATCTCTGGAAATTATCGTAAGAATGATAGACAACAAGCCATATTACGAAATCAAGTACAAAAAAGTCGGCGAATATTATTACCATGTAGGTTACAGTTCATTCAATATTGATAATGTATTGAAATGGCGTGATGAGTGTTTTGAACTTGTGGAAAGTGATAGAGAGGAGTGAGAAAAGTGAGTAAAGAATTAAAGTCCTGTCCGTTCTGCGGCGGGAAAGCTGAAATAAATTATGAACGGATTCCGGGAGAAGATAAAGGATTTTGGGCACAGATTATCTGCAATAATTGTCACGGAAGAAGCGGTGGAACATGGGCGGGTTCTTATAATGCCGCAGAGAGAAAAGAAGTTAAAGCATGGAACAAGAGGGCGAACGATGAGACTGATTGATGCGGATAATATTTACAATGTAGACTAAGCTAAAATTAAGAAAGGAGTAAGAGTTTTGTGCACAGTAAAAACCGGTTTTACTCCATAAAATTATGTATAGCGAGAATAAAAAGAAGTGGCTTAAAGAGCGTTATCGTCAAAGAAAAGAACATAGCTTATGTACCATGTGCGGTAAACCTGCAATGACAAACAAAACTCTATGCAAGGAATGTGCCGAAAAAAGAAAGAAGAAATATCGAGAAGATAGAGAATTTTTCAAAGCACAGGGATTGTGCCCAAAATGCGGCAAAAGCAAATTATTTGGCAGTGAAAAAACTTGTCCTGAGTGTTTAGCTTATGCTGAAAAAGTAAATGCTAAACACGCAAATAAAGTAGCTGGTAGTAAAGAAGCATATTATAAACAGCTTTATCAAAAAGCAAGACAGCGTTACGATGAGCAAAATCTTTGCGTAATGTGTAAAATAAGACAGCGTGCAGAGGGACATATACACTGTGAAGAATGTCTCGAGAAAAGACGCAAGAAAGGCAGAGAAATACGAAAACAGCAAGAAAAAGTAGGTATAACAAGAAGCGAAAGACCAGCTTACGGACTTTGCTATCGCTGCGGAAACCCACTTGATAGAGACGGGAAGTTGTGCGTAAAGTGTGCAACAAAAGCTGTAAGCTGTTTACCTAAATTTAGAAATACAGATGTATGGAAAAAGAATAACAATCTATTATTTGGAGGTAAGCAAGATGATAAAATTTGAAAGTGAATGTATTGACTGCCCCAACGAAATAGGTTGCCTTGGGGATAATTGCCCGAAACGCAATATACCTCACTTTATATGCGATTGTTGTGGTGAAGATGTAGAAGAATTGTACGGATATGACGGAGAGCAGTTGTGTAAAGACTGCTTGCTTGATGCAGTACCAAAAGTAGAAATATAGGAGAAATGGCTTATGAAGTTTTCAGAACTTACTAAGCCGGAACTTGATGAAATTTTAGAAAACGCCAATTTTACAGAGGAAGAAGAGAATATATTTACAATGCTTGCAAGAGGAAAAACACTTACAGAAGTTGCACAAAGAAATATGATATGTGAACGAACTGTACAGAGAAAAGTTGACAAGATAAAAGTAAAGATTGAAAAATTGGAGGTTTTGAAATGATTAAAATAACAATAAATGGAAACGAGATAAAAGCAGAGGATGTAACTTTATCTGCCGATATTGTAAAAATCATAACATCATGCCTTGATTGACATTGTGTTTTAAAAAGGTTAGAATGTGTCGTAAGTACGATAAATGCGGCACATTCTTTTTATATAAAAGGAGGATTTGAAGATGGAATGTGTTGCGTACATGAGAGTATCGACAGAAAAACAAGCAGAAGATGGAAACGGGCTGGAAAGTCAAAAAAGAGATATTGATAATTACTGCAATAAGAACGGTTATATAATCAGTGATTACTATATTGACGATGGCTATACAGGAGCAAACATGGATAGACCGGAATTACAACGGCTTATTAGTGATTGCGTTGCAAAAAGAATAAAATGTGTAGTTGCTTTTAAATTAGACAGGTTGTCACGAAGCATGGTTGATGGAATATATATCATCGAACGAGTGTTTCAAGCAAACAACATCTTGTTTAAATGTGTGCATGACAGTATAAGCTACGACAGTCCGATGGAGCAAGCATATACTCAGATGATGGCAGTTTTTGCACAGCTTGATAAAAATACAATGATGTTGCGTATGCGTGGCGGTATGTTGGAAAGAGTAAAGCAAGGCTACTGGATGGGTGGTGGTAACACTCCTTATTGTTATAAGTATGATAAGGAAAAAGGAATTTTAGTACCTATACCTGAACGGAAAGAGCAGGCAAATCAAGCATTAGATTTGTTTATTGACGGCTATTCGGATGTTGCAATTAAAAAAATGCTTAATTTTACGCATGAGCATACTGTTAAAATGGTTTTAACAAGTCCAGTAAACATCGGCATGATACCATATAAGGGCAATTTATATAAAGGTTTGCATGAGCCTATTTTTGATAAAGATAGATTTCAGCTTGCACAGGAAGCGAGGAAAAACAGAAGAAAAAAGAAAACAGTTAGCCTTAACAAAGAACCAAATTTATTGACAGGTTTATGTTATTGCGGTGTGTGTGGATGTAAAATGCGTTATCAAAAATGGGGAAGTGAATCTGATGCACCTAAAAAAATTTACTGTTGCTCACGAAACAAAGATTTATTTTATTTGCCGAATTACAATAAAGACTGCGATAATTCAATAGAATGGGCTACCGACATTGAAAAACAAGTCGAAGCTGAGATAATAAAAATATCTTTAAATTTGTCATCGCAAAAACCAATCGCAAAGCAGAGTAAAATTGATATAATACAGTCGCAAATCAAAAAGGAAAAATATCGCCGCAATAGGCTTTTTAATCTTTATGCAGATGGAAATGATGATGTTTTAGATATGATAAAGCAGTCAGATAATACTATCAGCAGTTTAAAAGAACAACTTGAAACTGAATTATCAAGTAAAGAAGCAAATAAAAAGAAAAGTATTGCCTATGAGAACATCAAAAAAATTGCCGATGTTTGGGACAGCATCGACAAAAGAAATAAAAATATGATACTTAAAACTATAATTGACAAGATAATAATTGTCAATGGAGATATTGAGATACAATTAAAGAATTTTTAGCACATACTACACGCCATGCCTATGGCAGTATGTTAGTGCTAATACCGTATTTATCGTACTTTTACAACTAAATAAAATCTAACTGTCGCTTTTATGTCGTAAAACTGTCGTTTTTATGTCGTGTTCAGCGGCTTTTTTTGTGTGAAAATAAAATTACAAAAGGAGAGTGATTGAATTGTATGACGAAGATTTAAGAGAGCGATTACTCTCACGGGAACAAATACAAAAATTAGACTTAGTAACTCAAACAATATTGTTTAGTGTTATTGAGGATGTATTAGAGGAGAGAGAACATGATAAACAATCCTTATCAACCACAGATGACTTATACTCCGGGTTATAACGCATATCCATATAACCCGATGCAAAGATTTCAGGAGCAGCAATTACCGCAACAGCCAGTTCAACAAATACCACAACAGCAGAATTTACAAATACAAGCAGGGATAAATGGCAGAATGGTGGCAGCAGTTGAACAAATTGCAGCTAATGATGTACCTATGGATGGCTCAGTTGCATTTTTCCCTAAACAGGACTTGACGGAAATTTATGCAAAACAATGGGGTGCAGACGGCTCAATAAAAACAGTCGTGTATAAGCCTTATACAGAGCCTAAAAACAGTCAAGGCATAAATAATACAGAAAATATCGAAAACTTGAAAATTGACCTATCAGACGAAAGCACAGCGGTATTTATGCAGAAGTTTGATGAGATTTTTAATAAATTTGACGAGTTAGAAAACAAAATGTGTAAAAGTGCTACTTCTCAAAGGAAAACTTCGACTTTAAAAAAGGAGGGCGGTGTAAATGAATAATCAGATTATGCAGATGTTAAATCAGATTAAAAATATAAAAAATCCAAAAGAAGCCGCTATGAAAACATTAGAGCAAGCGGCAAATCAAGGAAATCCAATGGCAAAAAATATGTTGCAGAAAATAAACAGTGGCGACATGAATGGAGCACAGCAAATTCTTGGTAATTTTATGAATGAACAGGGATTGAATATACAGGAAATTCAAAAACAAATTCAAAAATAGTACATATTAGGGTTTTGTCCGGACAATAAAAACCAGTTCCCTATTTTGTAAATAAATCAAATGGAGGTAAACTAATATGTTTAACAACGGAGTTAGCCTTGCCGATATTGCGGCAGTAACAGGCAATAACAGAAACAATGACGGTATGTGGGGAGACGGTGCATGGTGGATTGTCATTCTTCTTATTTTCGGCTGGGGTGGTTTTGGTAACAACGGCTGGGGTAACGGTAATGGAATGGGTTCTACTGCCGCCGCTTATACAGACAGTGCTATTCAGCGTGGATTTGATAATCAGGCTATTGTTTCAAAACTTGATGGCATTTCTAACGGACTTTGTGACGGTTTCTATGCTATGAACAACAGTATGCTTACTGGCTTTAATGGCATAAATACAAACATTATGCAGACAGGCTACGGCATCCAACAGGCTATTAACGCTGATACAGTCGCTAATATGCAGAATACAAACGCTTTGCAGTCACAGATTGCTAACTGCTGCTGCGAGACGAGAGAAGCCATCCAAGGTGTAAACTACAACATGGCTACTAACACTTGTGCTTTGCAGAACACCATGAACAACAACACGAGAGACATTATTGATAGCCAGCAGGCAGGAACGAGAGCCATCCTTGATTTCCTGACTAATGACAAGATTGCAACATTACAGGCAGAGAACAATGATTTACGCAGAGCCGCTTCACAGGATAGACAGAATGCACTTCTGACTACCACAATGGCAGCGCAGACAAATCAGATAATCGACGCTGTAAGACCTACACCAGTACCATCATTCCCGGCAAGCAACCTTTACGGATATGCTTACGGATGTGGATGCGGATGCAATACAGGTTGCGGCTGCTAAACAACTAAATAATCAAGTATCTTAATCAATTTTAATCGGTTTAAATCGGTTTAATCGAGTTAAGTTTCGAGTTCCACTCGAAAGAAAACTCGAAAGATTATGTCTGCTAAGCAGTATTACTTAAATTTAAAGGGCAGACTTATATGGTTTGCCCTTATTTTTTAGAAAGAGAGGTAAAGACGATGGAAATTACAGGAATTGCATTACAAACAGTTGCCGCCGGCGAAGATGTGGCATTTACAGAAACACCAGTTTGCGGTAGTAAGTGTATCGTGCATAGACAGGGTAGTGGAATTATAAAGTTAAGAGGTATTACAAATCAGCGTAAAGCACGATTTTTAGTATCGTATAGTGGCAATATTCAAATACCTACAGGCGGCACAGTAGAAGCTATTTCACTTGCTATTGCGGTAGATGGAGAGCCTTTGCAGTCAACGCGAATGATTGTAACACCAGCCGCAGTTGAGAATTTCTTTAATGTATCAGCACAGGCATACATAGATGTACCTTGCGGTTGTTGCAGTACAGTAGCGGTGCAAAATACATCTACACAGGCTATTGAAGTTCAGAATAGTAACTTAATCGCAGTAAGGGAGGCTTGATATTATGCACAAATGGGCTAAACAGATTATGGAATGTGTCAAGGCAAAAGTTGACGGAATTGGAATTGACAATTTTGAGGGGCAGAACCTTGACGATTTAAAGGATTTTACAGAAATAGCGAAAAATATAGCTTGCTTTGACAAGGATTACAGAATTGTTGAAGCTATGGAAAAGTCAGAAGATAATGAGGATATTATGCGTATGCTTGAACAGTACGAAGATTATCCGGACAGAAGATACTATGACGCTTACCGCTATGCAAACGGCAGATTCGCCCCTAAAGGTCGTGGAACACGCAGAGGATATGAAGAACCGCCATATTATCATATGTACCCAGAAGCAGAGCATATGAGGGACATGGATAGGGATGATAGAGGAAAGATGTATTACAGCGAACCTGCAAGCAATGTGAGTGGTAGCAATAATATGTCAAGAAACTACTCTGAAAGCAACTATGACAGGGCAAAGCGTAACTATACAGAAACAAAAGAGTTACACAAAGGGAACACTCAGGAAGATAAAGAGCATAAGATGAAATCCCTTGACGGCTATATGAAAGAGTTGTCAACAGACATCACGCACTTGCTCGGCGACATGACCGCAGAGGAAAAAAATCTTTTAAGAACAAAACTTAGTACACTTGTTTCTAAGATTTGATAACAATATTTTCCGACAATCTAGGGCTATAGATAGCAATATCTGTAGCCTGTTTTTAAATAATAAAATCAATGTTTGTGAGGTGATTTTATGTTTATAATAAATAATATAATGTGGCAAATTGTATTTGTGCCAAGTGATAGCAATAAACTTATGCGTTCTGACGGTTCTATTAGCCTTGCTGTGACCGATTTTAACGACAAGACAGTATATGTATCAGATAATGTAAAAAACGGCTATTTACGCAAAGTAATGGCTCATGAATTATGCCATTGTTTTTGTTTCAGTTACAACATATATATGCCTATTCAGCAAGAGGAATATTTAGCAGACTGGATAAGCCTGTATGGGGCAGATTTGATATATTTACTTGACGATTTGATGATTACTTTAACAAGGAGTGTGGCATGATGGACAATTTATTAAAGCAGATTCAAAAGACAAATCCTGATATGACAGTCGAAAAACTTATCTCTGAGATACAATATAATGACTATTTGACAGTGGCACTTATTATAAGCAAAGGAGTTGTAGAAAATGCAGAAAAATGTTACAATAGCAAACAAAAAAGGAGTTGAAAGATTATGGCAGTAAAAAATGCTGATGGCGTACCTATTTCTTTTGAGTGCACGGATTTAATTAGAGAACTTGAAAGAGATATACAAGAGTTTGGTGAAGACAAGTTAATGGACGCAATAGTTGTGCATCAATGCGGGGTAGAGATTTACAAAGATTATGACTTTCATCCGCTAGAGATGGAATTAAAAAAAGGTGAGCGAACAATAACAATGACTGCATCTGCATTGCTGGAAGTATTTAAAAAACAAAATTCAATGTTGTAATTTCTAAAAAGGCGAATTATGAAAAATATAGATGATATGATTGGGAAAAAATTTGGAAAATGGAGCGTTTTATCTCTTTCCGACAAAAAAGATGTAAGTAATAACAGATATCATAATTGTAGATGTGAATGTGGGAATACAGGTGTTGTAGCAGGTTGTAAGTTACGCAGTGGGAGGAGCAAGTCTTGCGGTTGTAATAGAACTCTTGATATGACAGGTGAGAGGATGGGAAGTTTAACTTTTATAAAACCGGTAGGAAGAACAGAACAAGGACGATACATTTGGGAATGTCAATGTGATTGTGGAAATATTGTAAATAAAACAATACAAGCTGCTAAGCATAGCAACTCTTGCGGCTGCAAAAAGATAAAAGCAGCGAAAAAAAGTATGCGGAAGAATTCTCAAAAATTGATAAGAACAGAGAATACTTGTTTGAACAGCTTAACTCAAAAAAAATCAAAAAATAATACCTCCGGTGTAAAGGGTGTTGGCTGGGATTCAAGCAGAGGAAGATGGCGAGCACAAATAACATTTAAAGGGAAAAATTACGGTTTAGGGAGCTATTCAACTAAAGAAGAAGCGATACGAGCAAGAAAAGAAGCAGAAGAAAAATTGTTTAAACCAATTTTAGAAAAATATAATTATGAAAAGAAAGACGAGTAGCGTGTTAGAATAAGTGCTTAGAAAATATATCAAATAAATCATATTGCAATCTTGTGAAAAGTTTGATATAATATACTTTATAAAGTAACATTTATTTTAATGTGTTGTTTATTTTGCACAATACATAAATGACAGTATGCAAGTGCGGATGTGCAAATTGCTGAAAGTGAGGTGACAACATGAGCAGTCCCGAAAATGATTTTATAATTGTAAACACGAAAGAAGATGTATTGCGTGAAAGATACATTGCAGGAGCAGAGTTAGTCGGGAAATATGGTTTCCCAAAGCTACAATCTATTTACGCAAATTTAGAGAATGTTGAACCGGTACCGTTCAATCTTGCAAGTAAAGAAAAGCATCCGAAAAATTGTGTTTGCCATTTTTTTATAGATGATGTACGCTTTGAACGGCTGTGGAACAATCCAAGCAAATATATGGCTATACTAGAAAATTTCAAATATGTATGTGGACCCGATTTTACATTCTATGATGATATGCCGCTCGCCTTACAAATTTGGCAAGTATATAGAAGCCGTGCATTAAGTTATTGTTTAATTCAAGCTGGTTTGAAAATCGTTCCGGTTGTCGGCTGGGGGAGTGAAAAAACTTTTGATTTTTGTTTTGATGGCTTACCGAAAAACTCCACGCTTGCGGTATCGACAAACGGATGCTTTTCTGAGGATGGGAAAGAATGTTACAGAAAAGGTTTCAAAGAAATGTGTAGGAGATTAGAACCGAAGCAAGTTGTTGTTTTTGGTTCTCAAATTGATGTTGATATAGATGTAGATATTGTTTATAAATCGAGCTACTGGCAACAAATGAGTGAACGACTAAAAAAGAGGTGATTTGATGGGTAGCAGGAGCGGAAGCAAAAAAGGCGGTTATATTTATACGCCTGGCTTAAAAAAGATAATCTATACAGAAAAAAGAGGGGGGATTACTATTGTAAAAACAAGATATAAGTTTTTAAAACAACGACGCTCAAAGAATAAATAGCAGCTATACAGCGGTTATTATATACATAGATAGAAAAAACAAGGCTAAGAAGTAAAATGGCTGTATAAGGCTACAACAAGGAGATAAATAGACACAAAAAAGAGACTGTAAAAAGTCTCTTTTATTTTCCCAAAATGTGACTATTAAATTTGTTAATTGTTAAATATAAATTATTATTTACATCCCAAAATTGTTTCTATTAAACATACAGCATTACTTTTTAAGTAAGTTCTGTATGTCAATTAAAATTTTTGACATAATAACTTGCTTTTCATTGTCGTGCATTTCATCGTCAAGAATTCCTGCACTTTCTTCATTTGCGTCAATATTCAACGCTGTACAGATATGAATATACGCATCTGCGAATTTTACGCTGTCATGCTGTTCTTTTGCGTTCAGCATTTTTAAATATAATTCCTTATATTTCATGTTCTCACCTCCTTTCAACATTATAACTGATTTTTATGAAAAAAGCTAGAAACAATATTCAGCTAATTCCCTTGCTTCTCTTAATGTGTTAGCCGAACAAACACGCATCCAGCCGCCAGCATCTTCGTTGAAGTATATCAAATCATACTTCATGTTAAATTTATTTATTTCCATGCCACCCGTGAAGCGGTTTACAATATTGAATTGCACTCCATTTTTTTTAAAATTTCTGCTCATAGTTGCATCCTCCTTATATTTACCAAAAAATTATATTTCCTTTTTTATCTACATTGTAATGCCACCATTTTTCATCTGCGTATCTGATGCAGGTGTTGTCGTCTACATCTGTCCAGACTTCTTTTATTTCACCGTGTTCCCAGCCATCAAACTGGGAACGGTGGAAGTTGTAAAAATGCTTTGCTGTCATAAAATCACCCCCTTAACACTGCCGCCGGTATCGGTCCGGCTGGCATCCTCTGCAGCGGTTAATGTTTATAATGCTTTCTTTTATTTGTAGCTTGCACTTGATAAGTTACCCATCTGCAATTAGATGGCTCATAATTTCCAAATGGATTTATGCGGTCAATAGTAAGATTGTCTGAATAGCCGTTATTTATAGACCAATCATAAAAAGACAAAAAGCTATTTCGCCATTTGTCGCAAATCAAAACGCCTTTTTCTCCGTAATATTTATAATTTGGTGAATTTTTATTATAACATCTAGTTTTCATATTTCTCCATATTCTGCAAAGCCTTGTACTTGATAAATGGTGATGTTCGAGTTTATATCCCGAGCAACCGCAAGAAGTTATTTCACCACTTTTTAGCCTTCCTGATTCTACATCTCTATATTTTCCACATTTGCATATGCAATGATAAATAACATGTTTATTTTTATTTGGTAATCTTTTCAATACTGTTAAATCTCCGAACTTTTCACCTGTTAAATCTAAAAAATTGTTTTTACCTCTCAAACATCCGCAACTTTTCTTTTCGCCTTTAATTAGTGCACTTCTATTTGCAAGCGTAGTATTTCCGCATTTGCAAGAACATAAATAGACCTTTTCGGCTTTTTTATAGTTTGGATTAATCCCATTGTAAGATATTACTGTCAAAAGCCCGTAATGTTTTCCGATTATGTCATTTGTTTTATCATTTTTCAATATATTCACCTCCGCATTTATAAAAATCCGGGGAATCAAACCCCGGAAAGCCGACCTTGCCTAAATTCCATATATCAAAATTTCAAAAATATCATTTTCGATATTTTCAAATTCGACTTTAAAAAACAAACCGCAATTCAAGTAGTCACATTCCAATGCTCCGAGATGTGAATATCTCCACGGGATGTTGTTTTTTTCAAACGCATCTATAGCGTTTGAATTTAAACTGCCTTTTTCCCACTCAAATTTCAGCCCTGTCCTTGCCTTTTCCATATTTTCCACCTCCTACAATCTAATTAACAATCCCAGTTTGTTGCTGTTTTTTGACTTTATTGTATAAAAGTCAATTACATCATCGTCAAAATATTTTTTGCAAGCTGCTAACATTTTGCCGCTCATTTCATATTCAATACATTCAATATTTCCATTTTTGTGTACCTCGAAAAAATCGCAGTGCATAACATCAAATAAATTTTCAAATTTCATAATCTTGTACCTCCTAAAATGTTTTATTTGTATTTCTTATCTTGTATATATAATAACACATATATTGCACATATACAATATACAAAATGCATAAATATTGCACATATATTATAAGGCTTTATTGTATAATATGCATAATGCACATATACTATTGACTTTATAATGCACATATGTTAATATATAAAGAAAAAAAGATTGGAGGCTAAGAAAATGGGTGAAAATAAAACAAGTGCCGCACAGCTTAAAGCGTCAAGAGAATACGAGAAAAGAAATGACAGGATAAATATTGTATTCCCAGCAGGGACACGAAGCCGCATGAAAGCGTTAGGTATTGAAAAACCTAACACATTTATAAAAGAAGTTGTTGCCAGCGAACTTGAAAAAATGGAAAAATATTCAAAATAATGCACATATACTATTGACTTTATAATGCACATATGTTATAATGTATTCAACAAATAAAGAAAGGCAGCCAAGTGGCTGAAAGGTGGATATTATGAGTAGAAGAGCATACACAGGTTACAGAGAAAGATGTAATCAGCATTTATACAATGACTTTACAGAAATTGAAGCGGACGAGCTTCCAAAGGTCGGCGAGGAATGGAGGGACGGGATTGTTTACGCTGTCAATGAGGAGCAACTTGATTGTGAACAGCCGAACGATGATAATTTTAAATTTAACTATTATTATATAGAGTGGATAGACGGTGACGGCGATGATTGCGGCGAGTATGTTTGTTTTTTAGATTATGAGTATAAATTAGACAACGACATGGAATATATTCAAAAAGATTTATTTGAAAAATTAAAAGGCGATTCAAAATTATCAAATTGTGAAGATGCCAGCGACTTTGCGGAGTTTATAAACGAAGAAAACTTCGGTGGCAACCTTGAATTTTTAGCAACAACCGCACGAATGTTTGGAAATGAGGTTGTAGACAGCGTTATAAGCGAATACGATTATTCGCCCGAAATTTACAAATAAAAAAAGTAAATGCAGTCAAAAGCGGCTTGAGATATAGCCGCTTTTTTGATGCAAAAACACAATTCTATTATTTCACAATATTCTTTATAATCTTACAAAAAATCAAGTAAAAGATAGGGTATATGTCATTACTCGAAAATCTGTATAAATCTAGTCCAGTTTCTTTAATGTTATAAAACGACAACTCAAAAATCTGTATATTTATAAATAATAGTGACTTTGTATTGCATTTTTAACAAGTAAATAACAACAAAGCTGTTTGTTTTTTGTGAATGATGCATAAGTTTTTCACTATAATTATACGGGTTTTTGAGTTTGTGTGATGGGGTATCTATGCCCCATACAAGCATCTGTTTTCTGTTACTGTTTTAAAAAAACTTTATACTGAGTTATATTAAATAAAAGACAATAAAGTATATTTAGCATAAATAAATATATATTTATATATAGCCAATACAGTATATTATAAATCTATAAATTATATTAAACACATATAAAGCCGGTATGTAGATTATATATATAAACAAAAAAAATAAATTTAGGGTATTGACAGCAGTTATATTTAGCTGTATAGTAGATGCATAAATTAAATATTTAGCAGATTTGCACTTGAGAGATATGAACATATATAGCGTATATGCCATGTATAATATCTTTTCAGGTGCTTTTTTATTTATATAACAATACTGGAGGTGAGAAGATGGTAAAGGATGTAGAGCAAAACATAGATGTATTTGAAAATGATGTAGATAAATATTTACAGCTTTTTCTTGAAGAGCAAGGCATAGAAGACATGAGAAGCGAGCCGCAAAATGTGTGGAGTTCTGCATTGATGTATATTCAAAAGCATGTATTTAAAAATAATAAAATGTTAAAAATGACTACACCACCAGAGGGTTATATAAATAACAACTATGACAATGAGCATAGCAATCTTAACAAGAGTAACTGTAATGCATATGACTTAGAGCAAGTAAAACGTATATGTGATATATATATATATGAGTGTATGCTATATGATAAGATACCTACTCAGCAGGGCTTTATATATATGACAGGCATAACTGTAGATACTATATGCAGGTGGAAGAAAGATAGTAGTGTACTAAGTAAAGCGGGTTCAGAGTTTTTGCAAAATCTTTATGACAGTGAGGAGGAAGCGTTAATGTCTAAAGCATTCTCGCTCAGGAATCCGACCGGAGCATTGGCTGCACTCAATCACAAGAAGGGCTGGAGAGAAGATGGCAAGCTGCACATACAGCAAGTCGAACAAAAGACAGCAGCAGAGCTTCCAAGACTTGACGCAATGCCCCAAGATGTAGCGGCTATTGAGGATAAAAACCACTAGATGTTGTGCAAATTTTGATAAACTTTAAGATAAACAATAGTTTATCAAAGAGTTGAGAAAAGCCGGATGCCGTCACCAACGGCAGGGGGGTACCCCTCTGGTGAGCTTGAAAAAATCGCCCCACTAAGTCCCTCAAATATCCTCAAAAACAAAAACCGGCTTTTCAGGAAAAGGAGTAGTCTATGAGAAAATACACTGTAAAAGAATTGTTTTCGTTGAGACATAATGGAATTGCAACAAAGTTTATCCTTGGAAAATTCTTACTGGTACAAAATCATATAGTTGATTGGCATTTCCCAAAAGATGGCAGTAGTCCTGAAAAAGCGTATATTATTCTTAAAGGCGAACATTTAGCAAGATTAGTATGAGGTGTATATGATAGCAGAGATTTTGAAAAGATTATTTTGTAAACATGAATGGGAATTAAAACATTGCATTGCGATACAAGGAGAAAACGATAAAATTCCAGCCGGATATAAAGATGTTTATGTTTGTAAAAAGTGCTTGAAAAAGCATGTTATAAAATATTGATAAGGCGGTGGGTAGAATGACAATAAGAGCACCAACAATTTAAAGTAAAACATTTTCTGAAACTTGTTTAACATTTGTATTTTAATTCATATCTTTAGTACTTCATAAAAATATTACATATCACATCCGTAAGGCAATAACAGTCTTGCGGGACAATGGGGTATCGCCAAGAGGTTAAGGCATAGCACTTTGACTGCTACATCATGGGTTCAAATCCCATTACCCCAGTTTGGCAAGATATGCCATCTTTGTTTTTCTTCTTGCAAAATCGCGGAGAAAAACTCCTTTCTCCCACTAGCGGAAAGCTGTTAAGAGCCATCGCACGGCTTGGTGGGATTGTTCGGGCGTCTATCCCACGATGCCCGAACTTACATACTTTTTCCATACTGGACTAATGTAGTTCCATTACAACTTTCACACCCACCCATAACACACAGGTGCTTGCATACCATCTTAAAAGCCTATACAGAGGTGTATGCAATTTTGGCATATAGCTCAGTGGTAGAGCAACAGATTGTTAATCTGTGGGTCGCAGGTTCGATACCTGCTATGCCAGTTGGCGATGTTGTCAGTACACTCCTAGTGCGTTTATTATAGAAATGCAGGTGCTAATCAATATATCGGTTAAATTTAGCACAGGGAACTGAATTGAGCGGTTGTTATTCAAAAGATAGCGTTAACCGCTGACTAAAAGAACCTTACACTTAGGGCAGTGTGGAGTAAGTAAAAACGGAAACTGACCAGTTATGCAGATATGGTGTAATGGTATCACAGTAGATTGCTAAGCTATCCAGCAGAAATGCTGTCAAGGTTCGAATCCTTGTGTCTGCGTTATGTCAACACTTGTGCAGAAACCAATGTCGGCAATGGAAGAACAGAAACTAGCTGTTGACACAACCGCCCACGCTAAAATTCCTAGGTATGTCGCGGGCGGTTTACTATATATCTAATCAATATAATACTCTGACAGCATAGTGCAATTTAATGGTGCAAGTCCTTGTATCGGCGTGCGTCGATGAAGGATTCGACTAGCAGTCCTTATTGAGATAATGGCAAATCCTCTTGTTTTGGAAAGCAATGAAAAAGTTTGACCGTTTCAAGTTTCAAAAAATTGTGAAAACTTTATATGCGTCTGTCTGTTGGTCAGAAAGAGGTCTCCAAAACCTCTAACGAAAGTTCGATGCTTTCCGGGCGTGCTTATCCTTATCTCCACTTAGTCGGATACTACTGCAATAGTTCCGGTCGATTGGAGATGTATGGATAGTAGTTGCTCATTATCGGTCAACGAAAAACACTTCTGCGAGTAGAATTTGCAGATTCAAAAGTAGTCGTACATTGTTTGGGTCGGGTGGGTTCGACTCCCACGGCAACTATTCTGAGAATTGCAATTACAAAGATTGCTGATAAACAGGCTTTTTAAAACTCTTCCTGACAAGAGAGTAGACAGATGGTGTTTTATCCGGTTCGACCCCGGACTACTCTTTACTAAATAAACTTTAAAATATTAGAAAAGGAGTAAACAATGGATAATTTACAGCAACACAAACAGCTTTTACAACAAATACATGATACATATGTCAAGAAAAATCATGATTATGGCGATAGCTTTAGTCGTTCATTTAAGAAATATGGATTAGTAGCGGCTATGGTTCGCATGGAAGATAAATGGAACAGGCTTGATAATATGGCATTAGGAGCAGAACAGAAAGTTGCTGGCGAAACTATAAGAGATACACTGTTAGACCTTGCTGGATATTGCGTTATGACAACGATGGAACTGGACAGAGAGAAAGATAACGCAAATCAAAAGGCATTTGAAGAACAGGTTCGGGATGAATATACCGAAGTTTTTGGAGAAGATAACGAGAACGAAAATGAAGAAACAGATACCTCTAATAAAACATCAGCGGAAAAGAGTTCTATTGATGTAGGCAAGGTAATGGCTTTACATAATGCCAAGTGGTCGCAAGCAAAGATTGCTGATGAAATGGGGTGCTCGCAGGGGCGGATTTCGCAGATTATTAGTGCGTATAAATAGACTGACAGGAGGGACAACAATGGATAAAGAACTATTGAACCAAGCAAATGTTTTGATGCATGACATTGAAACTATATCGAAGATTGTTGATGAGAGAGAAAATAGTCATCATTGGATTACAGTAACAACACCGAAACATCAAGATAGTTGTTATTCATATAGGTTTATGGATGAATTAACCGAGTGGATGAAAAAGAAAAAAGAAGAATATGAAAAAGAATTTGAACAATTGAAATGAAATTAGCATGCAAGATTAAAAAATATAAACAGTGAGGTAGTAGGTAATGGATTTTGAAGAATTAACAAGAAAAATAACTGACATAAAAGATAAAGAGATGGCTATGGAGTTTACACAAACTATTGGTAAATTATTAAAAGAAAACGGAGTGACAGTGCATTGTTCAGAATGTGAACAGAGCATTATGGCTGGAGGCTTATTAGAGATTGTTTTTGATAAACTTGATTTTACTGAGCATGACAAAAAGTTTATAGATGAAATCGAGTGCTGGAAGAAAAAATGTAGTGATTTAAGCAACTACAACAAACAATTAAAATATGACTTGGAAAAATGTGAAAATAAGAAAAACGAAAACAAAGAGTTGCCGTTTGACCCACTAGAAGTTGTCGATATGCTCATCAATGAAACATATGAACACAGTATTCCGTTTACAGGGAGAAAAACTGAAAGCAGTAAGTATGGAATTGACGAGTTAGAACAGATTGCGGAGCATTTGCTTGTGTATTGTAAATACAACAAAGAGGAATGATGAATATGTGTAAGTTTTGCAATAATAAAGCTAAACCTATAATTTTAAATGTAGAACAAGACGGCATAATGAACGAGAAAATACAAGTTTTTCAAGCTACAATAAAAGGCAATGAATTGATGTTTGAAATAGTTTCTAATCACTTATTAGATTACTTTAATCTTACAACATTAAAAAAACAAATATCTTATTGCCCTATGTGTGGCGAAAAACTGAGAGAGGACTAAGTATGTGTGAATTTTGCTCGTATAAAAACAATCCATTTATAATTTACGGAAAAAGAGGACATAGCGCAACCGGATATTTTGATATCAATTATTGCCCTATTTGCGGTAGAAAGTTGGTGGAAGATGATTAAAGAAGTATTGCTTGAGTGCTCAAGTAAGGGAATTATCACGCTATCATTTGATGGCGAAATGGTAAGGGGAATAGTAAGTATTGATAACATATCCAATATTTATCAAAAAGACACAGCAAAAGAAATTCAAATAACATTACTAGCAGACAAAGTTAAGGTAAAACTTCCAGATGGAGAAATAAAGGATATATCAGAAATGTAGAAAGTTGGTGGAAGAATGAAGCCATTAGAAGAAATATTTTTTAGAGCTTGCGTGAATGAACAGAAAAGAAAATTGTTTTTAAGCGACCGAGAATTGAGCATAAGAACTATTGGAAATATTTTTGAAAGGCTTGGATTCTCATACAAGCAGTTAATGTATTATGTCAGAAAGTGGTGTGACAGGGGATTTTATGATTATGGAGTGACACTTGACTTGGGATGGTTTGAATTGGGCAAGCTAACCGGAGAATATAAACAGATTTATGATTCTATGACAAGTACGGACGGATGGAAAGATGGGGAGTTAGTAAATTATATTGTCAGCAATTCTTTTAATCGAGAGCGGATAACTAATTTTGCATTGAGAGAACATCTTGGAATCGGACAGGATAAAGAATTTTTTAATCCGTACAGAAAGGTGGAAGAATGAATGAATTAACACAAAGTAAAGACGGATATATCGTATTTGACGAAAGCGGAACGTGCCCTCTTGCATATGGTGCAGCAGAAAAATGGTTTAAGACTTATGATGAGGCAATAGCATATGCCATGGATAAAGTTGCAAAAAACTGTGAACTATTTAAAGGCCGCATTGATTTTAACTCCGTAATTGTTTATGAGGGTTCAGAAGAATTTATGCACAGTACACATGCTATCCCACGTGAAAAAATTTTGTTTTGGTGGAAGAATCATAAATAGTTTGGCGAGGTGGAAGAATGAGTAAAATATTTGAAATGCCTGAAAATGTGATAATTCCAAAAGCTAGAGTTGAAAAAGCTGGGGAAGAAGTAATGTCAGTTGCGTTTGATTTAGGGTTGGAAACAGGAGACCGACCGCTAGCAATGGTATTTGAGAACCATAACGGAAAAAACTATATCAGAAAACTTATCAAAGATGATGAAGCGTTGGAACTGTATAAGTTGTTGACGGAATAGGAGTTTTGAAAATGAGCATGGCAGATGTAATTAAATCAATAGAGTGTGGAGCGTTTAGAGAGATACAGCCGCATAAAATAGGTGGTAGAAACGGTGAGCCTATAGATTGTTCCACTTTAGAAGATGAACCTGTTATTGTGGCAGATAATGAAGCAGACAGGCAAGCTTTGAGAGATTGCTTTGAGGGGTGAGATTATGAAAATATCAGAAATGAATAACTGCATTGAAGAAATGCGTAAATGTTACAAGTTTGATGATAATAAAACGGAAATAAGACTTGGCAATATACCAAGTGGTGACTATGACAGGTATGTAACTGTCGGCACAAGGGACGAAAACGGAACACAGATTGAAATGACAAAGCGTGCGGATGAACTGGACAAGGAGTGAGATTATGTTAATAGTTGCATTGCAAGATGATTTAGGGCATTATGCGATATGGGACACAAATGATAAGAAATTTTTAGGAGTTAATCTGACAGTGCATGGAGCTATTGCAAAAATTCTTGATAACAGATGGACCTATACATATGAAGATGCAATAGAAAAATTGGAACACGCACAACCATTTTCGGAAATAGCAGCTCATATTAGTGTTGGAAACTTTAGTGACGAGGAAAAAACATTAGAAGAAAAGATACATGATTTGGAAGAAATTATTGATACGAAATTGGGTGGATGGACTAAAGATAGAAAATATGGTCTATCATTGACAGAACTAACGACAGCACTTGAAAAAGCTGACAAATACGATAAAATTGAAAAATGGTTAAAAAAAGAGATTAAATATACTAGAAAGAATATGCCATTTTTGTATAAAAATGATTGATTGTATGCAGGTGACAAAAATAAAGTAAAATTATTTGAAAGTTATATAAAATTTTACGAACACATATTAAAACAAATGGAATAGAAACTTACCGGCTAACAAATAGAGTTAGTCGCTACCCTAAAACAATTATAGGCAGAGGTCTATAAGCACCTCTGCTAAAGAAAGCGAGGTGCTTCTTTTTTGGCATCTAAATATCTTAAAGAAACAGTTCAAAGTTATGAAAATTACATAGAGAAAAATGGAATAGATGAAAGTGTTATTGATGCATACATAGAAGCGACAGGAGTAGCAATAAATACAGAAAAGGATATTCAGTATGGATTGCAACTTACAAAGCGTTCTAAGGACTTTGTAGAGCGTTTTTGCATGAAAAAAACAGGCGGCACAATATGGAAATTGGAAAAGTATGCGTTTGAGAATAAAGTTGAGTATGATTTAATTGATAAATATTATAAACCAACATTATATGAAGCTCAAAACAAAATTGTAGACAGTTATTTTCAGTACATAGAGAGAAAAAGAGAGCCTAAAGACAGATTTTATATGCCACGAAGAAAGCAATTAGTAAAAATTGGGCTTATTGATGCATTGCAAGGCATGATTGATGATAAATACGATATTTTGTGTGTCAGCTTAGTGCCGGGTGCTGGGAAAAGTACGGTTGAAAAGTTTTTTCATTCGGGCATAGCTGGTTGGTTTCCGAAAGATTATAGTTTGTTTTATTCACATAGCGGTGATATTACACGAATGTATTATGATGGCGTTTACGACATTGTGACAAATGACGAGGAATATGCATGGCATGAAATATTTCCAAAACTTTCAGTAACAAGCACAAATGCAAAGATGGAGCAGTTTAACATAGGAAAATATAAACCGTTTCCAAGCGTACAATGCACATCTGTAGGAAGTAAAAATGCTGGTAAAGTTCGTGCGAGTAAATTTTTACTTGTAGATGATATGATAGGCGGTATCGAGGAAGCCTTAAATCCAGTTATTCTTGATAAACTATGGAATAAGTATGCAGTAGACGCAAGACAGCGTAAAACACAAGACACGGACGGAAAGCCGTGCAAGGAGATACACATTGCTACTCGTTGGAGCGTACATGATGTTATTGGAAGAATACAAAATATGTATGAGGAAAATCCGAGGGTTAAAGTGATTGCAGTACCGGATGTTGACCCGGTTACAGGAGAAAGCAATTTTAATTACGAATATGGGGGCTTTACAAAAGAGTTCTTTGCAGACCAACAACTTTTGATGGATGAAATCTCTTATAGATGTTTGTATAAACAAGAACCTATTGAGCGTGAGGGATTATTGTTCCCCGACGACAAAATACGCAGATACCTTAATTTGCCACACGGAGAACCGGAGATTATTACAGGGCAATGTGATACAAAAGGAAAAGGAACGGATTATTTCGTATTACCGGTTCTTCAAAAATATGGTGATGATTATTATTGTGTTGATTGCGTGTGTGATAATACAGCGGACTATGAAGCGCAATACAGGAACGCAGCGGGTGTACTTGTAAATAATAAAGTACAAGAATGTGAATTTGAGCGAAATGCAGGTGGCGACAGAGTAGCGATGGAAGTTAATAAGCGTGTGGAGAGTGTAGGATGGATATGTAATATTACAGATACACCGACTGAGACAAACAAAGAAGCAAGAATATTTCAGTGTTCCAACTGGATATTACAACACATTATTTTTAAAGACCCATCGCTTTACAAGCCAAACGAACCATACGGAGTAATGATGTCGCTTTTAAAACAATATTCAGTATCAGGAAAGAAACAGTTAGATGATGTACCAGATGTTTTTTCAAACTTTGCTTTAAGAGTAACGCAAGGAAACAGAGTTGCAAAAGTCGAAGCGGCGTTTAATCCATTTAGCAGCAGGAGGTATTAAAATATGACAACGAAAGACTATCTTAATCAAATCAATAGACTAAATATGCTGATAAATAATAAATTACTGGAAATTTCACAGTTTAAAGAGCTATCTTGTAGCATTTCAGCAGTTAAAAACGATGAAAAAGTAATGACGACGCCTAATCAAGACCCAATCGGGACAAGCATAGCAAAATTGGACTATATGGAACGAAAACTTGATAATATGATAGATGATTATGTTGACAAGAAGAACTATATTATATCTCAAATTCAAAATATAGAAAATGATGATTACTATGAGATTTTATTTGCAAGATACATTGAAAAACTGACTTTTGAAAAAATAGCAAATAAGACAGGATGGTGCTGGCGACAAGTTCACAGAATACATTCAAAAGCATTAAAAGAATTTGAAGAAAAATACGGCAATGAATATTTATAAAGTTGTCATAGAATGTCACATAGTCGATGTGTTATTATTAAAATGTAATATAAATCTTTCAAATATCATTTCGTTTAAATGCGTATCACTTTGGTTACAAGGTAGTACGCATTTTTTGATGGAGAAAACAGAATGAAAAGTAAAATGATATATTGTCCTAAATGCAGGCGAAAAGTCGCTACATATGATGGGCGAGCAACGATAAATAAAATTGCAAAATGCAAAAAATGTAATTTACAAGTTATTTATGATGTTGTAAGGGATGAAACAACAGTTAAGCCGCTACCAAAAAGAGAAACATCTAGCGGTGCTGTTTTATATTAGGAGGGAATATGCGAAATACAAGACCTCTGAGAGATATTATAAAAGGAAATTACGGCAGAAAAGTATTATATACTACTGCGGAGACAATAACACAGGGCAACATATTAAAGGTTGTCGGTGATGTTATCGGAAATTTCTATTACAACAAAACAATAATAGATTATTTGTGGCGATATTACAAAGGCGACCAACCGGTACTATACAGAACAAAAGTTGCAAATGATGATATAACCAATAAAATTGTAGAGAACCACGCATACGAACTGGTGCAGTTTAAGTGCGGGCAAACCTTTGGGGAGCCAGTACAGTTTGTGAGTAGAAAAGATGACGATGCCGTAAATAATGCTGTTGATGAACTTAACGATTATATGTCAGATGCAAATAAACAAGAAAAAGACATTAAGTCGGGTGAATGGCAGTCGGCAACAGGAACATCGTTTAAAGCATTACAGTTTTCTGATGGTGACATACCATTTAGAATTGTGTGTCCTACACCCGTAAATACTTTTGTTATTTACAATGAAAGCACAGAAGAACCAATGGTTGCGGTACAAGAATTAAAAGATTTTGAGGGTAACTATTATAAGTTGTGCTACACAAATACAAACTCATGTATTATTAGAGACGGCGTTGTTTCTGAATGGAAACTACATGGTTTTGGTAGTATTCCTATCGTTGAGTTTCCAAATAACCACGAAAGATTGTCTGACATTGAACTTGTTATTGATATGTTAGATGCAATTAACAATATGCAGTCTAACAGAATGGATGGAGTTGAACAGTTTGTTCAATATTGGGTTAAATTTATAAATTGCGAGATTGACGAAGAAACATTTGCAAAAATGAAAGAAAGCCATGCACTTGCGGTCAAGTCGGTCAATAAAGACAATAAATCAGATGTCGACATTATGACACAGGAGCTTAACCAGACACAATGCCAGGTGGCAAAAGATGATTTATGGGACAATACATTATCTATTTTGGCTATACCAAACAAAAATAACAATAACAGCGGTGGCGATACACAGGGAGCAGTACAACTAAGGAACGGTTGGGACTTTTCTAAAACTAGAGCAAAGTTAAAAGACCCGATTGTTAAGTCGGCAGAAAAACGGCTTGCTAAAGTAGCTTTAAATATTATTCGTATTAAAGACCATGATTTAGGTATAACATTACGAGATTTTGATGTGCAAATAAATCACAGTCCACAGGATAATATGTACACTAAGGCTCAGACATTGTTACAGCTTTTACAGTGCGGCATACATCCGCTTATAGCAATAAAAACAGTAGGATTGTGGGGAGATGCAGAAAAGACATTCTTGCTATCACAGCCGTACATAGATAATCTATGGAAAACTATTGATGATGTAGAAGCACAGGAACAGAAAGCACAAGAAATAATGCAACAAATGAACAGTAACAATGAAGTAAATAATGATAATAACAAAAATGAAGCAGTTATCGAGTAATTGGTAGCTGTTTTTATTTTATAAAAATTCGCAATGCCGTGAGCGTATAAATCGGCAATGTCACCCGGTGTCGTTGCACCGTATAAAAATTCGTAGGACATAACGGAGGTAATTTATGAAGAGAGAAGAACTGACAGCTATGGGTTTGGCTGATGAACAGATTGAAAAAATCATTGCTGAGAATAGTAAGGATGTTCAGGCAGCAAACGCAAAAGCAAACAAAAACAGTGAAGAGCTGACAAGACTGCGTGAGTTGGAAAAGGAATACACAGCCATGAAAGATAAGGATTTATCCGATTCGGAAAAACTGCAAAAAGACCTTGATTCTGCAAATGCAAAAATCGCAGAACTTGAAAAGACACAAGCTATTGCGAATCAGAGAAGCAATGCGGCATCCAAGTTTAACATTTCTGCTGAACAGGCATCACAGGTTATCAAAGATGACGGCAGTTTTGACTACGAAGTACTCGGAAAAATTATCTCTGATAAAGAAACCGCTGCGGCACAGGCTAAAGAACAGGAGATTGCAAACAATACGACAAATCCGGGCGGTAGCAGTAATAAGGGTGGTGCAGACAATAAGACAAACGCTGAAAAGATAGCAGAAAGCCTTATATCCAATGCACCTAAGAACAATGACATTTTATCACATTACATTCAGAAATAACAGGAGGTAAGAAATGGCAAAGGAAATGAATATGCAGTATGAAAAGACTTCATACGCAGGAGATGTTCAGATTTTAAAGAGAGAGCCAAATGAAGCAATCCCATTAACACTTGATTTTGATGGCGTAACAGCTAAAAATGCACAGGGCAAGAAGATTGTTAAAGCAGGTACTCCAATCGGAGCAAATGGTAAGGCTGATAACACAGCCACAGTAGTGGGTATCTTAAGGTTTGATGTAACAGAGGACAGACCGCAGGGGGTACTGCTTAAGAAAGCATATCTTAACACAAAGGTAGCAGAAACACACTCAGGCGTTACATATGACGCAACAGTTAAGACAGCTCTTCCAATGATTGTATTTGAATAATAACAGGAGGTAAACAGATGTTAATCAATGAAGTATTAGACAGCAAGTCTATTGCATTATCAGCAACAGAAAACGCTAGTAATCAGATACCTTATCTTGGTTTACAGTGGTTTCCAGAAAGAAAGAAACAGGGGCTTGATTTAAGTTGGATTAAAACGCATAAAGGACTTCCGGTATCACTTGCGCCATCTAACTTTGACACAATCCCAACTCTTAGAGCCAGAGGCGGATTAAGTAAGGAAAAAACTCAGATGGCATTTTTCCGTGAGGGAATGACAGTTGGTGAAGAGGAAATGCTTGAAATCGAGCGTATTCAATCAGAAGACGACCCTTACCTTGCAAGTGCTTTATCAAGCGTATACGACGACACTAACAACCTTGTAAGTGGCGCAGAAGTTGTACCGGAGCGTATGAGAATGTCACTTCTTTCTACAAATGCAGGTCATCCGGTAATTGCTATTGTAAGTGATGGAGTTCAGTATGCTTACGATTATGACAAGGATGGTTCATACGCAAAAGACCATTACGCAAAGTTATCCGGTACAAGTATGTGGAGCGATACAGCTAATTCAAAACCACTCACAGACCTTAACAATGCAAGAAAGAAGTTACAGAAGCAGGGTAAGATTGCTAGATATGCACTTATGAACAGCAATACATTCCAATATCTGCTTGACAATGCACAGATAAGAAATTCAATTCTTGCACAGAATCTTACAGCAACTATTGAGGTCGATGATGATACTGTTATTTCGGTAGTACAGAAGAGAGCGAAGCTCACTATCGTACTTTACGATAAGATGTACATTGATGATGATGGCAAAGAGCAGTACTTCTACCCGGATAACAAGGTTACACTTCTTCCAGAA